TTATGGTTTTCAGCGTCTCGGTGATGTAGGCTCTTTACCTCCTGGGTATGCTACTACTGACTTCAAACCTAATTGTGTACTAGCTGCTTATGGTCGTATCTGGATGGCAGACATTGTAGGTGACAAGCAGACGGTATACTTCAGCCAGCTTCTTAATGGCTCTGAGTTTGATGGCGGTGACTCAGGTTCTTTGTCCTTGAATGCAGTGTTTCCTAACACAGACCAGATCATTGGCATGGCTGCTCACAACGGCTTCCTGATCATCTTCGGACGTAATAACATTGCTATCTACGCTAACCCGATTGATGTCACTGAGCTCACGCTAGCTGACTTCATACCTAACGTGGGCTGCGTAGCTAGGGACTCTATCGTTAACACTGGTACGGATATCGTCTTCTTGTCTGACTCTGGCGTACGTAGCCTGCAGCGCGTGGTGCAAGAGAAGTCTCTACCCTTCCGTGACCTGTCTAAGAACGTACGAGATGAGTTGGTAGCTAACGTAGCATCAGAGACCACCACCAAGATTCGTGCAGTGTATTACGATCGTGATGCATTCTACCTGCTTGCCTTGCCTGCTACTAAGTTTGTCTACTGCTTTGACCTCAGGGCTCCTCTGCAGGATGGCTCAGCCAGAGCTACTATCTGGACTGGTATCGAGCCTCACGCCTTTACTACCACTGTAGCTAAAGAGCTCTTGATTGGTAAAGCTGGTTATGTTGGTAAGTACTTTGGTCATGATGATAATGGTACTAGCTATCGCCTGCGTTACTTTACTAACTACTTTGACTTTGATCAACCAACTAGCATTAAGGTATTGAAGAAGGCTGGCTTTGTTGTTATTGGTGGTTCTAATCAGGCTATTGCTATTAAGTATGGCTTTGACTATACCGACAACTATCAATCTGTGACTACCAATCTAGAGTCAGCAACTGCATATGAATACGGTATTGCTGAGTATAACATTGCTGAATACTCTGGTGGTATTGTCCTTGATCGTTTCACTGCTAACTTAGGTGGGTCAGGTGCTGTGATGCAGATTGGCATTGAGTCAGATATTAATGGTAATCCTTTGTCAATTCAGAAGATTGACGTAGGTGTTAAACTAGGTAAGACTATTATCTAAGGATAAGATATGAGTAACTATACGAAAGCCACTAACTTTACCGCTAAGGATTCTCTTCCTAGTGGTGATAGTAATAAGCTAGTTAAAGGTACTGAGATTGATACGGAGCTTACTGCTGTAGCTTCTGCTATCTCATCTAAAGCAGATATCAATAGCCCAACCTTTACTGGTACTCCTTCGGCACCCACTGCAGCTGCTGGTACTAACACGACTCAGCTTGCTACCACTGCCTTTGCTACTGCTGCTGCCACTGCTGCATTCCCTAGTGGTGGTATTATCATGTGGTCTGGTAGCATTGCTTCTATCCCTAGTGGCTGGTACCTGTGTAATGGTTCTAATGGAACTCCAGACCTTCGTGATAAGTTTGTTGTAGGTGCTGGTTCTGCTTATGCTGTAGCCGCTACTGGTGGTAGTGCAAACGCAATTGCTGTAGCACACACGCACACATTCAGTGCATCAGCTACTACAGACAGTGCTTCACTTACTGGTTCGTTGCAGAAGATTTCTGAGACTTGGTACAACGGTGGTGTTGCCACTGGTGTCTTCTCTAAGGGTGGTAACTATACTGACAACGCCTCTCCTGCTTCTACTGATACTTCTAACGTGGGCAGTATTAACTTTGATGCGTCACACACTCACAGTGTATCAGTAAGCGGGACTACTGGGTCTACTGGTTCCTCTGGTACCAACGCTAACCTGCCTCCATACTACGCTCTTGCGTACATTATGAAAGCTTAATGGGTAAGCTGCCAGTAGTACAGCGTGCTGAGTACATAATGTATCTAGAGTACGCAAACGATTTGTTCTGGTTACACACTGATGTTTGGAAGTGGACCTCCGAAGTAAAGAAGGACTATGTACGAAACCTAGATAGACTGCAAGACTTACTTAATGTACCTATCTACGGACTAGTAGATAATGAGAAGTTAGGTAAGTTTGGTGAGACAATAGGTTTTACATTCTTGCAGTTTGTCAAAGGAAATGATGGAAATGTATACAAAGTATACTCAAGGAGTCTATAATGGGTAAGATCGTTGGTAACGTACTAGATGTCTTTACTGGTGCAGACCAGACTAGAGCTGCTGCAGATAGGGCTGCTGCTCAGCAGGCTGAAGCTGCTCGTCTAGCTGCTTATGCGTCTGCCTTCCGTCCTGTTGGGATGACCTCTAGGTTCGGCACGTCACAGTTCACCACTGAGACTGATCCAGTCACTGGTCTTCCACGAGTAACTGCTGGAGGCTACACCGTAGCTCCTGAGCTCAAGGCTCTGCAGGACAGGCTAATGGGCTTGACTGGTGGTGCTGTTACCACTGCAGAGCAGGCTCAGATGGCTGCTGCGCCTGTAGGGGCTGCTGCTCAGCAGGCTTTTAACCTTGGTACCCAATACCTGGGAGAGACTCCAGAGGCTGTCAGACAGCGTTATATGGCCCAGCAACAGGCACTCCTGGAGCCTACCCGCGCACGTGAAGAGCAGCGTCTTGCAAGCTCTGTATTCGGACGTGGCAGGGCTGGTCTTAATGTTGGTGACATCGGTCAGCCTGAGCTTCGTGCACTAGCAGAGGCTCGTAGGACTCAGGATCTACAGCTAGCTGCCCAGGCTGAGCAGGCTGCACAGCAGCAGATTGGCTTCGGAACTAGTTTGTATGGTACTGGTTCTAGTCTCCTTGGTCAACAGTATGCGATCCCTACTCAGGCACTTGCTCCTCTACAGTCTACCCTTGGTACTGTTCAGAGTATCGAGCAGCTTGGTCAAGATCCTTACAATCTTGGTCTGCAGCTTGGTGGTCTAGCTACTCAAGGCTCTGCTGCTGGTGGTCAGTTGCTTGGTGCTGGTATGTCTCAGGCTGCTAATACCCGTTACCAGGGTGTCCAGCAAGCTAACGCTGCTAATTCTGCATTCTTGCAAGCTGCCTTGTCTGCTGCTGCTGGTGGCTTTGGTGGTGGTGGCGGAGCTGCTGCTAGAACTCCTTTTGCTACTGATATGAGAACTTATATTAACCCATTCCAAGGAAGAGTATCAGTACCTTCTGGTATGAATTTCTCTGACTACGGTTTATTCTAAGGATTAGATATGGGACTTAGCGCACAACAGATATTAGGTAATGATCCTGAATACTTGCAGCGTCAGTTAGCTCAGCAAGAGATTCAGAAGTATCAGAACTTCCAGAACCCTCAGCTAGGATTAGCTGCTACGTCAGGTGCTATGCTTGGTCGTGGTATTGCTAACCTGTTCCAGGGACGTGGCTTCTTTGAGGTATCAGATCCTGCTTTGCGTAGGGTATCTGAAGTCAACAGCATTATCTCTCAGGGGCTGCAGGGTATTGATCCTACTGATCCCACTGCTTCTGCTAACGCTTACGCTAGCATTGCTCGTCAGCTAGCTGCTGCTGGTTATGCTCAGCCTGCTGCATTGGCTGCTGCTGAAGCTTCTAAGATGACTGCTACTCTGGAAGGTGGTAAGAAAGTTAGCTCTACCTATCAGCTCAAGGGTGGTGGTGCTTTGTACGAGAAGGCTGGTAGACTGTACAAGATGGATGATACTCCAGTTGCTTCTGGTGAGGTTGAGGTCATTACTAAACCAGATTCGTTAGCAGCTTTGCTAGCCGCTGGGGCTAAGAAAGACCAGCCCGCTGATGGCGATAAGAAAGCTGCTCCTAAAGGTGAGAAGAAACCTATCAGTGGCTTTGATCCTAATGCTGCCCCTACTCCTCCAGCTAACGCACCTGCTGCTTCTGATTCTGTCATTGCGCCTGCTACGTCTGCCGCTAGCTTTGCTCAAGGCGAGGCTGCATCAGAAGCTAATAAGAAGGCTCTTCGAAAAGCAGAGCGTGCAGCAATGGAACCTAAGCCCGTGGTTGAACCTCCTGCTCCTAAGGCTAAGGCAGCTGCTAAGTCTAAGGCAAAGTCCAATCTTCCTACCGATGAAGAAATTGAAGATGGCGAGAGTGGATGGGTTGTACGTAGTGACGTAGATGCTGCTGAGTATGAGGCCATCCTTCTAAAAGAGATTCAAGAGAAGAATGCTGGTAAACGAAAGACCTACTCGGATAAGTTAAGAAGCTTCTTTGAAAGGGCTTAACTGTGGCTGCTTTTAACGTAGTAGGAGCACAGAAAGAAGGCTACTCCAAGACTGAGATAGCAGACTACTTAGCTGGTAAGACTGGCTTTGATGTCGCTGGTGCCAGGGAAGAAGGATACACTGATGACGAAATCATTGGGTATCTTAATCGTCAGGGTATGTCTAAACTTGACTCCTTCATTGCTGGTGCTAAGGCTGAGATTCTATCTGAGGTTGACGGTGCTAAACAGCTCCTTGGTGGTGAGCTGTCTAACGAGCGTATCCTTGAAGAGAACCTAGCACGGCAGTCAGAGACTGAGAACTAC